GCGGGATGTAGGTACATATCCTGAAAAGTCAGCTCCTGAAATCTCAACATAAACGCTGCCTGTCCAACGATAGGTCTTGTTTGTGTCCTCAGCTATGTAAATAGTTTTTAAGCTCCCTGAGGCAGGGAATGCAGCTAAATTAGCGTAGGTTTTTACTTGTGATGGTATGTTAATAGTTACTGCCATATCAGATTTAATGTTTGATTGCTTAAAGTTGCGTAAGTAGATGTTGCTACTTGAGTTCCGTCTATTTGTACGTTGAATGTCGTGTCAGGCAAAGTCAATACTCCGCCACTTGCTACCGTTGCCGTATAGCTTTGGTCTGAGTTCGTTACAGTTGCAGGTTGGCAGAAAGGTACATATCCGTCCGTATCGCAGATGCTCATCTCGTTTGGTACCGTAACATCAAAAGTCATAGCCCAGCCTGCGAGGTTATTCTCAAAGCGCTCAGCAAAAGGCTCCAGAGTTGCGTTTTCTTCTACCTGTACTTTCTGATCCCAAATATATCCGGACTTCATTAGTTTGTAGGCTCTGATCAAAACGTCGTGCATTGCGTTTAACGCATCCGTTTCGTTGTCCATACCGTAGAATAGGTCCGTGTCGTTTTCCTTGCTTATATCGACTATATCCATAGCCATAATAGTGATATTGTAACGCACTACGAACTCCTCCGTAATTGTGTTATTTACCATTATGTGAACTAACGGAAATATCGTCTTTTTGTCCAGATCAACTCCAAAGATATCACCCTGCGATATTTGGTTGACTATCGGATCGCCGCTAAAATGCAGCCGTAAGGTTTCTAATGTTTGGTAGTAGTTCATCGTCTTAGTTGGCGTTCAAAGATTCTTTTTTCAATTTCGTTTTTTTGGTGCTCAAACGTGAGATAGGTGAGACATTTAAGTAGTCCGAGCTTGGTAACTTCATCGAATTTAGTAACGTCTCCTTTAGCGAGCCCATATATTGATTGATACCATCCCCATTGTTTGGCAAATTGAGCTGTTTCACTAAAGTCGCTGATAGGTTCGGATCCTTCTGTAGGTTTTTCTGTAAATAGTTCAGGGTAGCTGCTAGTAATTCGTTGCTTAAATTGTAAAAAAAAACCGATGCTGCTATACAAACATCTAAAGGAGCGTACTGCATCAAATCCTGAAACTCCTTTGTTCCGTTGTATTCTCGTATCTCGTACTTATCCTTTACTCGTGTTTTGATAGGCCTGTACATTACTGCCATCGCCTTGTTGAAACTATCCCAGCTTTGCAAATGGTTTTCTAAATCTACGTATTCGCCAAATGTGATCTCCTCCAAATTTGGAATAAATCCAAACTCAATAGGCCCCAATTTAAACGTCTGTTGAAATTTAGGTTTTTGATCAAACAACTGCGTAAAGTGCGCTACCATTTCGTTAAGCGAACTCAGTTTAATTTTGGCTACGTCTACCAACCGGATTCCGCAAAAGATTTCAATCATCTTCTGGGCTACAAATTCCTCATCGTTTGAACCTTCCTGTACTTTTAGGAAATCTACGTAATTCTTTAACGGGATTTCGTGTAGTGAAGTAGGTACGTTTATTTGCAATTCCATATATGTATAACTTATTTTTTTGTTAGTTGTTGCACGTGGTTATATGCCTCCCGTAACATTGTCAAATGTACGCGCATTTTCTCGGGGTTATTGAAGATTATTTTGATTCGTTTTCCGGTACGCTGCCAAATATACTGCTCTACCAAATAGCACATTGCTTCCGTGTAGTTCTCAGCCATTAGCGTATGTTATAAGTACCGTAGTTTTTCTTTAGGCCTAGCGTTTCCATCTCGTGGTATCTAAGCGCATCAATTCCGTGATCTAGTCCTCCAGCAGGGTTGCGGCCTCTATTTCCTGCGCGGTCTACATCCCAGCAGTAAGCGCGAAGTTCTTTGATTAGATTCGTGCTTTGTTTGGTTATTAGATACTCCTGTTGCTGCATTACGTCTATCCCGTAGTTAATTGAATCCTTGCCTTTCGTTACACCTTTGATCGTCTTTCCGTAGCGTTTAATTTCATCAATAGATTTCGGTTCTGAGCTATCCGCGTAAATAATAACGCCAGACGGTAGCGCCTTTGCTATGTCTGAGTTCAGCATCCCTGTGCGGTAAACAAGTTCGTTTACAATTCGCTTTCCGTTCCAATTATAAATCTCTATCGCTGCCGTTGGGTCATTAGTATATCCAAAGTCCAAACCTATACCAACTAAACGCGCATCTTCCGGTACCTTGTCAATCTCCTTCCAGTTCTCAAAGATTACGCCCTCAAGCATACCGACCTCGCCTAAACCATATACTCGCCACCAATTAGCCCAATAGTTTGAGGTTGTAGCTTTGTCGCGGTTCTTCTCAATTTGCGTTACTATGCTTTGATCTAACGCCTCGTTGTCTTTGTAGGTTAAGATTATAAAATCAGCATCCGGTTCGTGTTTTAGTTCCTTATGTACCCAGAACTCATTGGCCGGGTTAAAGTCTAAATAGATCTCTCGTTTAGTACGTATCGAAAGCTCATTGTATGCCTCAAACGTAATATTATTACACTCGTTTATGTACAGAACGTCGCGCCTTGCTCCCCTCAATTTGCTGGAATCATCTGCGGAAAAGAACTCAATGTAAGATCCGTTTTTAAACGTGTAGGTTAATAGCGATTTGTTGAACTGCGATTCTACGTACCGGTTAGTCCATCGCATAATTTTCAAGAAATCTTTTAGGGCCCCGCGACGCAAATGTGGTATACTTTCAGCAACTACGCTAATCTCAAAGTTAGGTTGTTTGATTGCTCGGTCTATAAGGATTGGCAATATACCAAAGGTCTTTCCTGCTGAGGTTCCTCCTTGTATAATCTTTATCCGTTTTTTTAACGAAAGGATTTTGTTAATAGACGTTGTTCTCGTAAACATCCAATTTTTGTATAAGGTATATATAATTAGCTTTCAAACCAAAATAACCAACAGGCACAAAATTTACTTTATACCCTTTATATGTTTGAATTCCGCAATCAAAGTTAGATGCTGCGTAATAGTGCCATTCTTTGCTATTTGTTTTAAAGGCAGCTTGGTCTATCATTTTCTGCAATATCTTTTTGAATCGTCTTTTTGACGTGCATTTAACTTTCATTGCTTACATCTGGGAATAAAGGTTGTTCTATATTGGTTTGTTCTATCTGCTGAAGCGGTGCGCCATATCCGGAATCCATCAAAGCCTTGTAGGCAGTTACATCTCCTTCACGTGCTTTCTTGATCAGCGCTAACGTCATTAAATCTTCTTGGCTCATCGTTTCGCTTTCTCCTGTTAAAGGGTTCTTTAAAGACTGATTAACTTCTAACCATTTACGCGCTATAGTGCTTCTATTCTTTGCGCCTTTTGGTCTGCCGTTTGGGTTTCCGCTTTCTCCTTTAGTCCAAGCCGGTTTTAAATTATCTTCTCTTTTTGCCATAATCGGTGTAATATCGGTGTTAATCTAAGCCTACAAAAGCCTTTAATGGATAGAATACTAAACTATTTCTGTACCCTCCTTCGTGCGTTGGGATAATTGGTGTTACTCCGTGAACGTTCTTCCAAGCTGGGTAAACTAACATAGAGTTGTCGCAGCTATCCATAGTGGCTCCATAGTCAGGTACAGTTGTATTGCCTCCAGTTGCGTTTTGTTTCTTAGCAATAATAACGTTTACGCATCCTTCAATGTTTCCTGCATCCCTATGAAAAGGAGCGGATATATTGTAATTAGAAATTGAGCTAGTCCAAAGGTTTCCAAAGCGCCATTTTTTTGATACGTGTTTTTCAAATATATCGTGCTGCGTTTGCCATACGTTTGGTGTAATTTCTTTGATGATTTGTTCGCTTTCTTTTGCAAGCAGCAACATTGCTTTGATAAACGTCTGAGCGCTTTTTACTCCGTGAACACTACTAATAGTTGCGTAAGGTCTACGCATATGTGGCTTTGGTGGTACACCTCCTAAAATAGTGCTGTACTGTAATACTTCCTTTTCGGTGTTGTGCAATCCGCTTGATCTTTTCATTTCGCTTTTTGGTACGTTTTTACTACGCAATTCCTTATCAGCGAGATCAGCTAGCTTAGCAGCCTTTTCTGAATACTTAGATATATCCTTTATGTAAAAACCAATTGGAACGTCGTTATCGTAAAATATACAATCCTCTGTAATGTTTGGCTCTATAGTTCCACAAATGTCGCCTATCTTGACATCGTGTTTTAATTGTATTAAATCTACTCTTTTCATTTTACTTGTCTTTTATAGTGTTTCGCAAGCGCTTGCATATCTGTTTTCATATCTATGCGATTACCTTTCTTTTTTAATGTCACAAACGGATTCCATTCTCTACACATTTTAGCAGCACTTTGTTCGTCTTTTTTTTGTTTGTACTCATCCTGCAAGCCGCCCTTGTTTGTTCCTACGTCTGGGCAGTTAAAAAAGTATTTATTAAATCTTAAAATACCGTTGCCTTTTTGTATAGTTTGTAATGCAAAATCGCGATCTTCCTTCAAGTTGAATTCCGGACGGTAACTCCATTTTATCCTAGGTATATTCATTAATACGCAAACTTCTGCAAACTTTTTGTTTATTGAATAATTCGTCTTTTCAGTCCAAGCTAGCTGCCTGTAATTTATCCCAATCAATTCAAATGGCAAAGTTTTAACCTTGTCGTGTATATCCAACCAAATTGAAGCGTCTTTCTTTATATTTCCATTTTTATACTCTCCGAAATGGTCTACATCATCATCGCACATTACAATCCACTCATAGTTATTATACCTTGCAAACTCCAGCATAAAGTTACGAACGTATGAAATACCTTTATCATTTTCTTTTATTGATATTTTATTGGGCACGTTATATTTATCTAATTCCTGAGGCTCTATAAAATGATAGACTTTAATACCTACTTCTTCAAATAGTTTATATGTTCTAGTATCAGGCCGGCCTTTTGTTGGAATAAAACAAATCATAGTTTATCCTTTTCCGCTTTTAAGTATTCCATAATCATACCACCAACGTAAGCCTGACGCTCTCGCCAAAACTTAACAAGCTCATACGCTTCGTCATAGTGTTCGGCTTGAAATTCTATTTGTATGGCTTTCTTAACCCCGTCAGCCATATCGTTCAGTTCATCGCTAAGATCCTCATCGTCAAGCAATGAATAATCAACCTCAACCGGCGCCTGCCAAACGTCTAGGCCCCATTCTGTAAGCTGGTCAACATCCCATTCGTTAGCTAGCATATCCCAATCCCATTCTCCAAAGCCTACGTTATCCTTAACTATAAATTCGTCTTTCTGTAGCTCGGTTAGGTTCTCTGCTTTTACAATATATACTTCTTTCAATCCAGCTTCTTTACACGCTTTTAAACGCATATTGCCGCCAAGCACTATATTGTTCTCATCCACTACAATAGGACGTAGCTCCAGCATCTGCGGAAACTCCTGTATTGATTTGACTAACTTTTTAAACTTATCGTCTTTAATTAGTCGTGGATTCTTTGGGTTATTTTTTACTTCTGTAATTTTTACTTTGTTGACTTGCATTTTCTGTTATTTGGTTTCTACAAACTGCTACCCTTTGATCAATGTTTGGGTATTCTCGTACCATTACCGGATCCATTATACATCGCTGCATAAATTCTCCGGGCTGCTCCTTTGGTAATAACTTTGGTATTGGCATTAAATATTAAATTGGTGTGAATCTACTTTGTTGTAATAACTTTGAGTTCCGTCTTTTAATCGGCGCACCATTTTGATTGTTAGCAACCTACCGCCTAAAGGTTTTGCAGGTGCTCCGCGTTCAACGTGCCATCCATGGTCTCCATCTCCGTATTCTTCTTTGTAGGTTCCGGTTAGCATCATGTGCAAAGATCTTTGAGCGCTTGAATATCCGCTTTTAGTATTGTGTTTAACCATTTCCCTTACGTCATTACGCGCTGCATTTTCATGAATGTGGCCCATCGTAAATACGTCAAAGTCCTCATACATTTCAATAGCTCGCGTTAGGTTCAAGGCTCCTTTTGTAACTACACCGCCGCCTCCTGAGCCGTGGTAATATTTAACTTTGGTAGTTAGTGTAGTGTTTGATAAAGAGTTACGGATAATCAACCAACCACCGTAGCCGCCTGTCATAACGTTTGATCCGCATTTGTAGTTCAAAAGATCAACAAACCTGCGCAGTAAGTCCGTTTCTTGGTACTTTATAATTCCGGTTTCGTGGTTACCGTAGCCAATTACCGTCAAGATGCTGGCATAAGGCGCAAACCATTCCACAGCCGTTTCTACAATAGAATCTAAATAGCGCGCATTGTTATGCTCCGGACGTATGTCTGACTTGTTTCTACGATTGTCTCCGCGTCCCTGCATTAAACAAAAGGTATCTCCGTTTAAAAATACTTTGATGTCGTGCTTTAAGCAGTAGTCCAGATGCTGTTTTAATAGCTCCTGATCGCATTTAGGGTTGTCCCAGTGTAAATCGCTAAGCATAGCAATTTTAACGTCCTTAGAATCAAAATTTAACTCATGGACATTTCGGCCGTGTTTTATCAGCTTCATCCTTCGTAGGAATTGTATACCTCCCTAATATCGTTTATAATACCAACCCAACAGCTAGAGCAAGTTGTAGGCGATTTTCTTTTATTAAATACGCGCTGATAAATTGCAAGGATTTCCTTTTGCTCTGTTGGAGTTAGGCTATACTTTTTATTGATGTCTTTTTCCGTTAGGTAATTGTATTCGTCTTCCG